GCTACGTCACGGCCATCAACAGTACCGCTAAGTACCACATTGCCTGTAATGTTAACGTTGCCCGTGCCTGTGATGTCATTGCTGTTTAGGTCAAGGTTGCCGCCTAGCTGGGGACTAGAGTCACCAATAAGATTAGGATTAATTGAATCCCAGTTAGTACCGTCGTAAATCCTAGTACTGTTATCGCTAGTATTAAAGTACCAGTCGCCTGCTGTTACTGCATTGCCATTAAGGTCAACAGTAGGGTTGGTAGCAGAAGTGCCAAGGTAAAGACCATCAATTGCTTCTTGAGCCGCCTCTGCCGCTGTTTGCGCTGCTTCTGCTGCAGTCTGAGCAGTTTGAGCTGCAGTAGCGCTGGTCGCTGCTTCTGATGCCTTAGTGGTGGCTGTTGTAGCTGAGGTTGCTGCATTGGTCGCTGATGTGGCTGCTTCTGTGGCTTTAGTCGTTGCGGTTGTTGCGGAAGCAGAAGCGTTTGTCTCTGCTGTTTCAGCGTTAGTCTCTGCAGTCTCAGCTGCGGTCTTAGCTACTTCTGCTGCTGACTGTGCAGTTTCTGAAGCAGTCTTAGCAGTTTCTGCGGATGTCTTAGCTGCAACAGCAGCGTTCTCTGCAGTCTCTGCATTAGTCTCTGCTGTTTCAGCGTTAGTTTCTGCTGTCTCTGCGTTGGTCTGTGCAGTCTCTGCTGCAGCTTGTGCAACCTCAGCAGCAGCCTGAGCAGTAGCTGCAGACGTAGCCGAAGCAGCAGCTTCATTTGCTTTTGTAGAAGCAGTCCGTGCCTCTAGTGCTACTTCAGACGCATACGTGTCTGTACTAGCATCACCAGAACCACCTGTTCCACGGAATAAAGCCATTGACGACTCCTACAAAAGAAAAGGAAAAGGGGCCATTGCTGACCCCCTAAGTTCGTTACTCTGCGATTGCGAGTACGAAACCAGCTTCAGGTCGATATACGTTAACACCGTACAGGCAGTCAGCCGTGTACAGAGTTGAGAGGTATTCCTGCTTGTACTGGGTTTGTGAACGTACAGACTGTTGCTCTGCCATAACGATAGCGTCACGGTGGAACAAAAGTGCAGCACGAGTATCAACAGAAGATGCAGTATTGTCTGCAGCTGCTTCAATAGTTGCACAGTTAGCTGAAACGTAAACGTCTACACCATAGAGGTTACCGATAAGGCCAGACTGTACGCCTTGGCCCGATACGAAGTCAGAAGACACGTAACGGTCGATACCCATGATAGTGTTACGAACAGAAGGTGGGATAACAAGTACACGATCTTCCATAGGTACGTTGTTGTCGTCAAGCTTCTGAATCATGTCACGGAAGAAAGCATCAGTGAACACGTCACCAGCAACAATAGTATCGTCAGTGTACTGAGTAGTTGTACCGCCGTCGTTAAAGAAACAGCCAGTGTGCTGGTAATCAGTAGGAGCTACTGAACCAGAGAACACAACAGAACCGCCGTCACCAAAACCAGTACCACAAGAGTGCAGGTCAGTGTCGATCTTAGTAGCAAGAGCGTAACCAGCGTCTTCAGTGTAGAACTGACGGAGGCTGTTGAGCGCTTGTACTTCTACGATGTCTTCAATAAGACGTGAGTACTCGAAGTGACGGTCGATGTCAACAGTCAATTCGCTCTCAGTGTTTGCAATGATAGTAACTGCAGTGTCAGCAGCCTTAGCATTTGCATCACCACGTACGGGCTTAGGAATGTGAAGCTTGTCGCCCTTCTTGCCGTTCATAGCGATACGCTTGACAAGTGGAGCCATCTTCAGGTTCTTTTGGTAGGCAGCAATAATCTCGTCACTCCAGATTTCTGGAATAAACGTTGCCGCCTCTGTCTTCGCAGTATTACCAGCTGCGCCTGGATAAGTTGCAGTAGCCATGTCAATCTCCTATAAGATTATTTGACTCGACCCTCTGCGTACGCTTGTAAAATGTCGTCGGACAAAGCTTGATAACGCTCGGGATCAGTTTTCATTAGTTTAATAATGTCGGTCCTGCGATATATCTTTTTACGTGTCCCTTCGCTACTGCCTCTAGCGTTGCCTGTATTAGCTGCCTTAAGTTGCTGCTTACGTGCTTGTTTTTCAACATTAGCAGTCTGTTGTGCGACTGTCTTCCGTTCTTTCCAGAGTGTAAACAGTTCGTCAGCAGAATCAGTATCATAAGCTTGGTCAGCGGCTACAAACAATTGAGTCCTAATTTTGGAAGCTTTAATCCACTCTGCAAACTTAGGATCTTGTAAGATCTGTTGCATGTCAGGGTGTTTAGAGCTTAATGCAGACAAAGCAGTTTGTTTTTTGTACTGCGTTGTGTACTGCTCTGCTTCTCTAATTTTAGGATGATTCTCAATAGCACGATTGACAGCGGCTTGAGGATCTGTAAAATAGTCAATATCGTCTTCAGACTCAACATGTTTCTGTTGAGGTGCTGTATTAGTAGGAACAGACTGACTAATGTAGTCGTCCACTACTTTACGAAGTTCGCCCACTTCAGAAGACTGACGACCAAGCAACTTTTCAGCTTCTTGGTGCATTTGTACAACTTCTTCTAGTGATTTACCTTTGTACTTTTCAGGTACTTCAGGTTCTTTTGCTTGAGGTTGCTCAACTTCTTGTTGAATCTCGTTAACTTCGTTTTTTTCAATGGTGTCCACGTTATCCTCTTCAGGCTGTGGATCAATCATTGCTGCTCTAGACATAATTAAACTCCGTGATTGTTATCATTATGGAGATGATTTATTTTTTTCTACCTGCTTTTTCGTGTTCCTTAACCCATTTCATGTGCGCTCCTGGGAATGAACCATCAGAGCCATTTAGGTGAAAAGACGGGGCAGATACCATTTTTGTAGCATTAGCACCACAACCGCACCTACTGGTTGTAACAGTGCCTTCTACAAATTCTTCAAAGACATGTCCGTTAGTGCAACGGAAGTCAAATATTTTATACATCTACAGGCTCTTGGTCTTCTGCTTCTGCTTGTTCTCTAGCAGCAGTAATAGTATTTTCTAAATTAATTACTGTAGCAAAAGCAGCAACTTGGCCTTTACGATAGTAAAGATCTTCTACATCTTTTACTGTCTGAATGTCAGCTAATTGTGTAGCGTTATTGGAAAGCTCTTGTACGAGTTGTTTGAAACCTTCAGAGTTGAAGAGTTCGTTGTAGTTATTGAAGTAAGTTTCAAGCTCGGGAGTCATAGTTTCCTCTAATGTTTAACTATAGTTATAGTATAGCATATTTTTATGTAAATGTCAAGACTTTTTAGTAGTTTTTCTTCGTCTACCTGAAGCTGTTACTGCGTGTTTAATCTTAGCTGGACCAGTTTTACGACGAGCGGAAGACTGTTTTTCAGCTTTGGTCATCTTAGCTGCAACTGCTTTAGGTCTACAAGAAGGATATGGCCGTTTGCTTTTCTTTGCAGATTTACGTCCACAGGGTTTTCCTGTCTTAACGTCTACCCACTCTTCCTTAAACCACTTCTTAAGGGCAGCACCTTTTTTACTTTTTTTTACGGCCACTTTTGTTACCCCAGTTCTTAGCGCCGACTTTGCGACACTTAGCTACAGCACCAGATGCGTACGCAGAAGGCCAAACTTTGTATCTAGACTTGACCTTACGTGCACAAGCATCGTTTGCTTTTTTAGTTTTGGCTTTAGGCATTAGTAACCTCGTTGCCCACCGGGACGCATTGGCTTCTTTTTCTTTTTGTTAGTAGCCGTACGTTGCCCACGCTTTGGTAAACTTTTAGCTTTAGGTTTCGTCTTATAACCAGGCATAGCTTTCTCCTTTGCTGTCTTAGACAGGTCTTCAAAATGGAAAAGTTTTACAGATTTTTTTCCGTGGGTTTTGCCTGAGTGTAGTGAACCGTCAGGCATTTTATGCGTACCGCCTTTGTATTCAGTACCGTCGCGTTTATAATGTTTTACGCCTTTAGCCATAATTAACTCTTAACTTGGTAGTATTTTTCTACTGTACACCGCACTTGTCGGTTATCGTGTTTTACAAATATTGGTGCGCCTACTTGAAGTCTGCTTACTCTGACTTTAGTTACGTTTTCAGATATATAACAGTCTGGTATAACTACGTACTGTTGATCTGCTTTTTCTATGAGAATTTTAGTTTCTGCTGATGCCTGTAACGACAACAGCAATACTGCTACTAATAGTTTTCGCATTGTGTTCTCCTAACGTCATCACGACGTGCTTTAGCCTCACGGCTGAAACCGCACCTAGGCGGTGGCTGTTTACCATTTTTTA